GTGGTACTTCACAAAATTTATTTGATAAAATTGCAGTAAGTGGACAATCTAATGTAGTAGCAGATAGTGCAACTGATACTCTAACTTTAGTTGCTGGTACTAATGTTACAATTACTACAGACGCTAATGCTGATAGTATTACAATCAATTCTACTGGAACTACAGATTTAAATAGTTTAAATGCTGGTGTTATTAATACTCAAAATGACAGTATTGGATTTATTGATGCAGATGATAGTAATAATAGTAAAAAAGAAACAATCGCTGATTTTTTAACTGCGATTGCTGGTTCTGGTATTAGTGTAAGTTCTGGTCAATTAACAGCTTCTGGTGGTGGAACTACAGATTTAAATAGTTTAAATGCTGGTGTTATTAATACCCAAAATGATAGTATAGGATTTATTGATGCAGATGACAGCAACAATAGTAAGAAAGAATCAATTGCAGATTTTCTAACCGCTATTGCTGGTACTGGTATTAGTGTAAGTTCTGGTCAATTAACAGCAACTGCCGATAATAATACTTTTGTTAAAAATGATGATAGTCAACACTTCTCAGGTCAAAAATCTGTAGTTGTTTATAATGATATAGCGTACACTAATGTTCCTTTGAATATATCTTCTGTATTGGGTGATGTATTAAAGATAAATTTGATTAGTACTTCTGCTAGTGATGAGAACTTTATAGAATGTCTTTCTGCTCATGGTGGAAGTGGTAATACAAGAAGAGGTAATATTCATTATAATCCAACTGATGGCTTTACTGTAGAAAGTATTGGTGCTTTAACTCTTCAATCAAATACTTCAAATATTCCTGCTAATACCACTTTAAAAACAATAAAATTAACAGATACTAACTTTAGTCCTATTACTGGTGATACTGGTACACTAGATCTAGGTACTTCATCTGCCAAATGGAAAGATATACATTTAAGTGGTACTGCAAATATTGGTAGTATTGCATATACATTTAATGTAGGAAATAATGGATCAAGTAATTATACATTTAGTGATGCTGGAAATGTATGGTTTCCTACTACTGCATCTAATCCTGTTTTATATTTACGTAGAGGTGAAATATATAATTTTGCTGTAAATGCCAGTGGACATCCATTTGAAATTCGTGTAAGTAATGGTGGTTCAGCATACAGTACTGGCGTAACAAATAATGGAGCACAAGTTGGCACTGTAATATTTAAAGTACCAATGAGTGCGCCTGCAACACTTTACTATCAATGTACTAATCATAGTGGTATGGGTGCTGTAATTAATATAGTTTAATAGGAGTCTATAATGGGAATTGATACTATAGGAACAAATGCAATTACAGACAATTCTGTTAGCACAACAAAAATGTTAAATTCTGTGGTTGTAATAGAGGGTGAGGGTATTGGTAGTAATGATAATGATACAACTTTACCTACTAGTGCAGCTGTTAAAGATTATGTAGATACACAAGTAGGTGGTGTATCAGCAGATATAACAGGTGTAACTGCTGGAACTGGATTAACTGGTGGTGGTGCATCTGGTGATGTTACTTTAAACGTAATAGGAGGCACAGGTATTACAGCTAATGCTGATGATATAACTATTGATAGTACAGTTGTTACATTAGCAGGAACACAAACTTTAACTAATAAAACAATAACAAATCCAAAAATAAATGCTCCAGTTCCAGTAATTGTTAACTCAAATGATATTAATAAATTGAGTGGTCTAAATGCAACATCAGCACAATTAAACTATAATGATATTACTTCTTTAGGTACATCTCAAGCAAGTAAAGTTTTAACTGCTGATGCAAATCATCACACTTATATGGCTGGTGAATTTAAAGCTAAACATTATAAAGAACAATATTTAAATGTATCTAGTGGGTCAAATGTAACTTTAGATTTGCATAGTGGTAATTTATTTTCTCTTACTATGGCCCATGCCACAGTTACTATCACACTTAATAATCCGCCTGCGAGTGGAGATGGTTTTGGTTTTACAGTTAAACTAGTTCAAGATTCTAATGGTAATAGGAATGTAAGTTGGCCTGCTAGTGTTAAATGGGCAGGGGGAACTGCACCAACATTGACACCAACAGCAAACGCAGTAGATGTATTTACTTTTTTTACACATGATAATGGTACAAATTATTATGGATTTACAGCAGGACTTAATGTATCTTAGGAAAATCTTATGACAGGAATTTATAGAAAATCACAAATGGCCTCTAGTGGCAGTTATGGTGGTAGTGGTAATCCTAGTCTTGGAGAAGGATCTGGTGTATATAATGATAATTTTTCAGTTACATTATATAAAGGAAATGGTGCCACTAATACTATAAACACAGGTATTGATCTAACAAATGGTGGTTTGGTTTGGATAAAGGATAGATTCAATAGTATAAGTCATACATTATTTGATACTTCTAGAGGTGTGAATAAATTTTTAGAAGCAGATACTGATACAGCTGAACAAAATAGAATTACACCACAAGATGGTTTAACAACATTTCGCACTAATGGATTTACATTAGGTGCTTATGGAAATATTAATACTAATAATAATCATTATGTAGCATGGAGTTTTAAAAAGGCAGAAAAATTTTTTGATATTGTAACATGGACAGGCGATGGTACTGAACCTCGTACTATCAATCATAATTTAAATTGTGCTGTTGGAAGAATGGTTGTAAAGAGATTAGATTCAGCTGGTGATTGGATGGTATATGATAAAAATTTTAGTACATCTAGTTTAAATGGACAGTTCCATAATTTTTGGAATGGTCGTACTGGTGCAGAATTTCCTCAACAAAATGTATGGTATGATACTAAACCAACTACAACACAATTAACTCTAGGATACAATTCAAATGTAAATGCAAGCGGCGGATCTTATGTTGCGTATCTTTGGGCTCATGATGATACATCTCCTGATAGTTTAATTCAAGTGCAGCGTGTTAATCATAATCTAAATATGAATACTTTTAGAGAAAATGCATTTGGAACAAGTGGAAATCCAAATGGATTTGAGCCAGGATTTTTATGGTATAAATCAGTTCGTCACACTTCTTCTGCTGGTGTAAGTAGTGATTGGGTTATGGTTGATACCAATAGAGGTTGGGGAAGAGGAGTTGTAAAAGAATTACATACAAATGATAATGGTGCTGAATACAAACGAACTGGTGCATATTTTTATAGAAATCGAAGGGGTTATACTTCTATAGGAAATCTTAATGGAACTAATCATGTTGCCTCTTTTAGTGTGATGGGAATTAGAAAAAATATGCAAGACATGAGTACGAGATCTGGAAATCTATCTGGAACATCTGGATCTACAAATGTTTTCTATGCATCAACTGGACAAACTAGTTCATATCCAACTCCTGCTTTTGTTAATTCTACACTTACTTCTGGTGGATCGACCTATGCACCTCATGTTGATATGGCAATAGCTATTGATTCTCCAGTTAATCAAACTAATTGGAGAATATATACAAGGGATTTGGGAGAAGGTTATTTAGATATAGAAAGTAATACTCAACATAATTTTGCAGCTGACACATCAAAGCGTTGGGATCACTATTATGGTTGGTATGAAACTGGTGTATCTGCTCCAAATCTTCCTTATGGTTGGTTGTGGAAAAGAGCAAAAGGTTTTTTTGATGTGCAGCCATATAGAAATTGGGTTAATACTAATCCTGGCTATTATACTGATTATGTAGTTCCTCATGAGTTAGGAAGCACTGATCAAGCTCCTATGTTGTGGGTTAAAGGAGTAAATAATTTTCGTAATTGGGCTGTTTGGCATCCAAGTTTTCAAAATCCAGATAGAGAGTTTCTTAGACTTAATAGCACAGCAGGAGTTGTTACCGATACAGGTAATACATATCCATTTGGTTCACAACCACCTACTGCTACAAATATGTACTTTGGAGCTTGGGAATCAGTAAATGAAGGTGCGAGTCACAATGTTAATGAGTATATAGCTTTTATATTTGGTGAAACAAGTGGTGTTTCAAAGTTAGGATCTTATACTGGAACTGGTACAAGCACTGTAACTGTTAATTGTGGATTTACAAATGGAATAGAATTTGTAATGATAAAAAGAGCAGATAGTAGTGGTAACTGGACTATATTTGATAGAGTTAGAGGAATTAATACTTCAGCGAATGACGTTAGATTAACAACTCAAACAACTAACGCATATTCCACAGTTCATGATGAAATAGAACAAACAACTAATGGTTTTAAAATTTTTGCAAATATTAATGCTGGTGGAAATTTAAATGTAAATGGTGGGCATTATATATTTTATGCTATAGCAAGGACGTAAGGAGAAATGCATGAGTGAGTATATACATAAAGATGGAACAATTAAAAATCAAAGTCAAATAAAAGATGATAATCCTAACATATCTTTTTCGTCTGGTGCAATATCAGAAGGAACTTTGTCTGATTTAGGATATAGTGGCGTACTTGCAACAACACCACCTACACCATCAAGTTCTACAAAAGTCATTGTAAGAGATGGTGTTGAAAAAGATTCTAATGGAAACTGGGCACAAAAGTGGAAAGAAGTAAATAGATTTTCATCTATCAAAGGCGGTAAAACTAAAAAACAACAAGATGATGAATATCAAGCTTCTTTAGATGAGGTTGCGAAAAATGTTCTAAGACAACAAAGAAAACCTCTTTTAGAGGAGGCAGATTGGAATATTAATAAATTAGAGGATGCTGGTTCAGATACAAAAACATGGAGAGCCTATAGACAAGAACTACGTGAAATTACAGATGCGAGTGATGTATATAACGTAACATGGCCAACTAAACCATCTTGATAAATAATGAAAAGTATTAACAATCAATCTAAGATGGTGTATAAATAATACTATAATAGGAAAAAAACAATGGCAGCAATTATTACAGAAAAATTTAGATTACACAATGCAGACCAATTTAAGGAATCTTTTTCCGAAACAGCTGCATCTAATTATTATTTGTTCGTAGGAAAGTCAAGTCCTTTTACTACAACAACAAAGTACTCTGATACTGAAACTACAGGGGGTACTGATGCATCTCCACCTAATCCACATGATAGAGTTATAGAAGAAAATTATAAATGGGATTCTATGTTAGCTGCCAAAAAGATAACATCTACAGATGTTCAATCTGTTATTCCTCGTAGAAACTATCCAACAACAGCAACTACATTGGATATGTATGAACACGATATATCATCTTTAAATACAACAACAAGTGGTGCTACTAATCTTTATGATAGTACATTTTATTTTGTGACTACTGCATATAGAGTATATAAAGTTTTAGATAATGATAATGGTACTGCATTAAATACAACTACAGAACCAACATCAACAGCATCTGCACCATTTTTTCATGGTAATTATTATATTCAATATATGTACACATTAAGCACTGCCGATACTATAAAGTTTTTAACCACAGACTTTGTTGCAGTTAGAACTGATGCAAATGTGGTTACTGATGTTGAAACTGCATCTGGTGATACTGCACCTTTTAATGGAGCTCCAATACAGGTTGTTCGCATAACGCCTGGAAGTGGTTTAGCTGGTAGTATTCAGAATAGAGATTACTATACAGCAATAAATGGTGATGGTACTGGTGGTATTGTTAAATTAAAAGTTGCAAGTAATAATATTGTTAGATTTGGTCAAAATGGTTCATTGATTCATGCTGGGGGAAGTGGTTATACATTTGGAACTATTGATTTGACAAAATGTTATACTGATGTTGGGTTATCACAAAATGTAGAAAATTTGTCTGGTGGTGGTTCAACAGTTGTTCCAATCATATCACCAAGAGTTGGGCATGGACATAATCCAGTTGCAGAACTTGGTGGACACTTTGTTATGATGAATGCAAGACTAGAACAAACAGAAAGTGGTGACTTTACAGTTGCAAACGATTTCAGAGAAGTTGGTATTGTTGTTGATCCACATCTAAGAGGTGGAACGACAGTTTCTACTGTATCACAAGTAAGAATGACTTATGCAATTAAAATGACATCATCAAGTAGTACATTTGATGTTGATGAAAAAATAACACAAGCCACAACAAACGCAACTGGTAGAGTTGTCGAGTGGGATGCAACAAATAAAATTTTATATTATTTACAAGAACAATGGGAAAACTATGGTATAGACTCTAATAGTTCATCATCAACATATAGAAATCATGTTGCTTTTAGTTCTAATCATGTAGTTACTGGTGCATCAAGTAATGCAAATGGAACTCCAGATAGTGGTACTGCATCTCAAACAGTATCTGGTATAACATTTGCAAATGGATATGCATTACCAGAACTAGAACATGATAGTGGAAATATTATCTATGTAGAAAATCGTAGACCAATCTCCAGAGCATCAGACCAAACAGAAGATATAAAAATAGTTATAGAATTTTAAAACTAGGAATTTGATTTAATGGCTACAAACTTTAATGTAAAACCCTATTATGATGATTACGACTCATCAAAGAATTTTCACAGAGTTATGTTTCGTCCTGCTTATTCAGTACAAGCTCGTGAATTAACACAACTACAGACAATACTACAAAATCAAATTACTAAGTTTGGAGAACATATTTTTCAAAATGGTTCTATGGTTATTCCAGGCGATCTTAACTTTGATATGCAGTATGATTATATTAAAGTTAACTCTGCATATAATACATTAGAAGTTGAAACATACAGAACAAGTTTTTTAGATAAAATAATTGTAGGTGCAACAAGTGGTGTAAAGGCAAAGGTTATTGGTACAGTTGCAGCTACAAGTTCAACATCAACCACATCTGCTGATCCTATAACTCTTTATATCAAATATGAAGATAGTGGAACTGATAATGCAACACTTAAATTTGCATCTGGAGAAGTTGTTACATCAACAAATGCAAATAATACTACAACTGTAAATCCAAGTTTAAGTGCAAATCAAACAACTGAATTAAATGCAACTATACAATCAACTGATACTCCAGTTGGTACTGGTTCTGCTGTACTGGTTCATGCTGGTGTTTATTTTATTAATGGTCATTTTGTTTCTAATACAGAACAAGTTATTCTTTTAGATAAGTATACTAATACACCATCATATCGTGTTGGATTTGTTGTATCAGAAACTTTTACAACACCAGAGGAAGATATCAGTTTATTAGATAATGCAACTGGATCATCTAATGTAAATGCACCAGGCGCTCATAGATTTAAAATCGCAGTAACGCTAACAAAGAAATCGTTAAGTGCAACTGATGATTCTGACTTTGTTGAACTTGGAAGAATAAGTAATGGTAAAGTACAATCTTATAAGAAAAATGCAGATTATGCTGAACTACAACACACACTTGCAAGAAGAACATTTGATGAAAGTGGTAACTATGAAGTCAGACCATTTTTAACAGAAGTTCGTGAACACTTAAAGAGTGGAACAAATAGAGGTATCTATTCTTCATCTGTCGGTGGAGATGCTGATAAACTTGTTTTTGCAGTAGAACCAGGCAAAGCTTACGTTGATGGTTATGAAATAGAAACTATGTCAACACAATTTATCAAAGCAGATAAACCAAGAACATTTGACAGAGTAGAAGATAAAACAATACAAACACCAGTAGGTAATCATGTATTAATTCATAATGTTGTAGGCACGCCTGCAATAGATGAATTTGAAACACTTTATTTGAGAGATCAACTCATATCTGATACTAGTGGTAATACAGTTATAGGAACTGCAAAGGCAAAGTTTTTTCTTTTGCATGATGGTGATTATAGTGGTACAAATCCACCAGTGATATTCAAACTTGGTCTTTTTGATATAAAAATGAATGATGGAAAAGACTTTGCAAGAGATGTTAAGTCCATAAATGATCATGCTACCATAGGTGGTACTGGTAGTGATTTTGAAGCTGATATAAAACCAACATTCGTTGCCATATCTGGTATTGGTACATCACCAGATATTAGTAATAATAATAGTGGTGTTAGTGGTTTTCAAGGTTCTGTTTTTACTCAACAATTGAAAGTAAAAGATAGATTGATTGCAAAAATTGCTGGTGTAGAAACTGATATTGGAAGAGTAATTACTCTTACCAATAATGATAGTTTAGTTTTATCAGCAGCTTCTCTAGCAACATTTACTAATGCAACTATAGGTAGATTTTCTGCACAAATAATTAGACCAGATCAAAAACTTTTAGTATTTCCAAGTGACTATCGTAGGGTCAGAAAAATTCGTGGAAACACAGTATCAAATCCAGATAGTGCATTAGGAACAAGTTATACAGTAATGAAAAGACTTTCTGCACAGACTAGTAACTCTAGTGGTATCGTACAATTTTCTTTACCTGCTAATGAAGAGTTTCAAGGTACAAGTCTTAAAAATTATGTATTACAATTAAATTCAATTCCTCATCATATTTTAGCAATAGAATCAAGTGATGTATCACTAGTAGATAGTCAGACAGTGCAAATTGATACTACTGGTGTTACAGCAATTACTGGTGGTAGTGTAATAGGCGGTGCTAACAAATCACTTATATTACTAGCTGCAGTAAAAGTATCTTCTGGAGAGGCACAAGAAAAAAGTAAAACTTTACAGACCAATGGATCAGCTGATATTACTGGTCAGAGTAATGTAGAAAAAACAGAAATTTTATTAGACGAAGCAGATGGATTTAGATTACTTGCAGTTTCAATGGGAACATCTTATGGTTCATATTCAGCAACTGGTGCTATTGATATTACGAGTAGATATAATTTTGATAGTGGACAAAGAGATGCATTTTATGATCTTGCAAGAATAAATTTAAAGCCTGGTCAACCAGTTCCAACTGGTGCTCTTAGAATTACTTTTGAATTTTTCCAACATAGTGCTGGTGGTGGTGGTGACTACTTTTCTGTAGACTCCTATCCAACTAGTTTAGGTTACGAAAATATACCAAGTTATACTTCTACACAAGGTAGTGGTAAAAAATTTGAGTTAAGAGATTGTTTAGATTTTAGACCAAGAGTTGGAAGTGATGGTAGTTTTAGTACAGGTCAAGGTGCTGTTCTTTCAGAAATACCTTTTTTCGGAACAAATGTTGAAGCTGATTTTTCTTATTTCTTAGGAAGAAAAGATTTAATTTTTGTAGATAAACTAGGAAATTTTGATGTACTACAAGGTGTACCTTCATTAAATCCAGAAAAACCACAAGAACCAGAAAATGGTATGGTTTTATTTGAAGTTGCATATGAACCTTATGTAGTAAATTTAAAAGAAGTAAGACATAAAAAGTTAGATAATCGTAGATACACTATGAGAGATATAGGTAGATTGGATAAAAGAATTTCTAATCTAGAATATTATACATCTCTTAATCTTTTAGAAAAAGAAACAGCAGATCTTGCAGTTAAAGATACAGATGGTAACGATAGATTAAAAAATGGATTTATTGTAGATAACTTTTCTGGTCATGTGATAGGTGATTTTATAAATCCAGATTATAAAAATTCTATAGATATGAAGAAAAGAGAACTTCGTCCTATGGGATTTAGTGACAATGTGGGATTAATAGAATCTGTTTCTAGTAATTCATCTAGAACATCTGCAAACTATAGAGTACATGATGATGGTATTATAACATTACCATATACAGAAACAACTCATGTAGAAAATCCATATGCATCTGATAGTTTTGATATAAATCCATATAAAGTTGCACCATTCAATGGTAAGGTTGTTCTTGTACCATATTCTGATGATTGGAATGATGTAACAAGAAGGCCTGATATTGTTGTGAATGATGACAATAACTTTGATGCAATTAAAGAAATTGCAGATGAAACAGGTGTGACAGGTATTGTATGGGAAAGTTGGCAAGATAGTTGGTATGGTTCTCCAGTGTCTGCTGGAACTCAAAGTTTAGGTAGTACTCAATCAACATCATCTGCAAGGGTGTCTGGTGGTACAGTTACGACAACTACAGAAACAAGTCAAAGTAGAGAAGTATTTTCTCAAACTGTAGGACAAGTTCGTTCTGGTATAGAAACAACTTTACAATCTACAGTTGAAACTCATAACATGGGTGACAGAATTGTAGGTATTTCTATGATACCTTTTATTCGTTCCAGACCAGTAAGTATTTCTATTCAAAATATGAAACCTAATGCAAAGTTATATGGTTTCTTTGATAATGAAAATGTAACATCTTTTATAAGACAAGCAGATATTTTTAATCTTACAGGAACTGATATAGAATTAAGTCCAAATCAATTAGAAACGCCTGGTGCTTCAGCTGCATCTGACTCTGGTAGAATTTGGGATGGTGC